ACTCCTATTCCTACTTGAGTAGTAGAAACAAACATAGGAGAGTTATTACCAAAACCATCAGTTAATTGTTTAGCTGAAGTCGTTATATTTCCATTATCAGAAAACTTTACAAGCGATTGATAAGTATCTTTTATTTTATTTCCTGAAAGTGTAGCCATCTTTATTTAGTTTTTGTAAGAAAGTATCTAATTTAACTACATTACTTTCTTTAGGTTTGTATGTTTTTATCTTTTTATAATCCATTAAAGCACCCAAGAATTAAAATTAACATCTTTATCTGGGTACATATCTCCATTAGTAGAAGAAACATATTCTGGATATAAAGTACTATTGTAATCCATGTAATCAACAAATCTTCTAGTGTAAAATTCTGCTGTTTCAGTAACTTTAGCTAACATCATTCTCATTTCTTCTAGTGAAATTGTTTCTGAGTTTTCACTTCTATGTTTAAATACACCACCATTGCTAATTTGATACATAGCAAAAGGCAAATAAGAACTTTGTGTGAACCAAGTAAGCATTGGCTTTACATAATCGTCTAATAGTAACTTATAATTAGCATTACCAGAATCACTTATAGTTCCATTTAATATTAAAGTCTGTAGTTTCTTATAAAGTAATCCTCCTAAATAGTTTTGAATATGTGTATCTTGAGCTACCTCAATAAACTGTATAAGTTTATCAGCATCTACATTTCCATCTATTATAGATTTTCTTTTTAAGTCATTTATTGTTATAAAGAGAGCTTTCTGTGCCATAATTATTTAGTTTTTGGATAAGCACCTCTGTTTGGCATATCTACTGGTCTAACTTCGACTTCTTTAGGATTATTTGGCTCCTTAAATCCGTCTTGTACAGCATCTGAAGCTTCAACTTCGGTATTTGGTGTTACTTTCTTTTTATATACTCTTCTTTCCCAGAAATGGTGACAATTTTTACCTCCTTTAAACTTAAACAAGTTATATTTCTTTTTATTATGGCCTAATTCACTATTTAAACCTTTAAAAGACATAAGAGTAATGTCTTCTTTTCTAAATACTAGGTTTTTTTCAGTAAGAGACTCTAATTGTCTACAAAATACTCTACTTTCATCTGATTTTCTTACTGGACCATAAGAATATCTTATTTTATACCCAGAATTATCTTGACTTGACCTTTTATCAGGATTAGCATCATCTTCTGTAACGCTTAATTTAGTTAAATCAAACTCTTCATTCTTGTCGTTTACTGCTTCACTATGTATAAGCTCCCATTCATCAGAAATAACCTCTCCTAATACTTCTAATTGAGTGTATAAGTCTTCTGCACCTTCATCTGATAAATCTAATTCTTCTTGTGAACTTAATTTCTCTCCTGTTTCTTCTTCTCTCTTAACTTTAGTAGAAATGTTATCTAATTCTGTAAATTCTATTGGTTGTAGAGTTACAAAGTATAAGCTTAAGTATATTTTGTTAAATGCAAGTATTTCATCTAAACCATCTATTATATTCTGTTGAAATGGTCTGATTACTATGTTATCCATAAGTATAGAAGCAGTTCTAAGTTCTTCTGCATTGTTTCCAAACCCTGTATTGTCTTTTATACCTAATAATATAGGAGAAACAATACCATGACCAAGCATTATTTTTTCTCTGCTTTCGTCAGCCAAGAACTGATACTGTGCATGAGCATCTGGTAAGTGAATAGGTTGTAAATCTGCTTGAGTTTCTGTAGACTCATTAAAAGTAAGTATGAATTTACCTGCATTTGAAGAGCCACTAAACTTATCATATATTTTGTGTTCAATAAGCTCTTGAGTTTCTTCATTAGGTACTCCATTGTTAAAGTTTATTAATAAAGAAGGTTGTAATCCATTCTTTATATTATTTATATGGTAATTACTTACTTCTTCTTCTAATTCTGCATATTGTAAGCAAGATTGATAGTCTACTGGAGAATAATAGTAAAATCCTGACCTATATGGTTTAAATACATATATTTCTATAACCTCTCCTTTAGAACCATTACCAAAAGAAGGTATTCTTTTAGGTTTATCACTAGGTTTCATTTCAGACCACTTAGGATGATAGTAATAAGCTTCTATTTGGCCTTTTTTAGCTTTTTCCGCTCTAAGAGTCTCCATAGGAAAGTGTAACACCTTCACAATGGCTGTTTTTGGCTTGTTATAGACCACTTGAACCGCAGCTTGACCCAACATCTTATAATCGTTTACAACACGTCTTAAATCCTTTTGTTTTAAGAGCATTTTCATCTTTGCATACATCTCAGGCTTGATGTCACTATCTGTAGCTTCTAATCCTCTACCATAAATCATATCTACAATACCATTGATACATCTTGCGTTTGTAGGACTTCCTAAGTATTTATCTATAAGCTCATCAAAGTAATCATTATTTTCTCCGTACTGAACCCATTGTTTTCCGTAGACTTCTTTTATTTCTGGTATTTCATAACCAGATAAATTGACTACTCTAATATTTTTATTTTCCATATTATACTACTATATATTCGTCTTCAGTACCTGCTCCATATTGAGTGTACTTGTTTTCGTTTAATGTGTGTATTACTTCATCATTTGTTTGAGAAGTTACATAAGCTTTATCTCTATACCACAATTCTCCACCTTTACTAAACTGTAAGTAATAAGCAGCCTCTGCTTTTAATATAGTAGAAGTTAATGATACAGATACAAAGTTTCCATTATCAGAAGCTGTAAGCCCTGTTAATGTTTCGCTTTTGTTAGTTCCATCTTGCGTTATAGTAAGATTGATACTTGACAAAGACGTTTTGTCTCTAGGGATTATATTAATCGTCTGAGAATTTGTATTTGGAAGTAATCTTATCATAATAAGATAACTGAAAAGTGTTGATTTTGTTTTATATAGAAAAAGGGCCAATAAGGCCCTTTATATCTATCGTGTTTAAGAATGTACTATGTTTAAGAATTTACAACAGTAAACCCTGTAGTTGTTGGGTCAGCATCTAAAAAGTTAGCAGGAAGCTTTTCCATTCCTGTTAAAGTTAATGTATACCCACTTAAATCTCCCATCGCACCTCCTGTTACAACAGTTCCTCCAGAAACATCCATTCCATGCTCTAATCCAGCTAAGAAATAATTTCCGTTGTTATCTTTAATGATAACATGAGGTCTTCCCCAAGAAAGTAATTTTAATTCCTTGTGGTCAGCAACAGTTAGTTTATGTAAAGAAAGCTCTAGTACTTGCTCAAAAGCAGTTGTTCCATTCTCTCTACTAGATTGAATGTTTTGTGTAAAAGATGAAGTTCCTTTAATATCATATTCATAAGCACTTGGAGTACCAGCAACAGCTTCTATAGAATCTGTGTTTGTTGTATCATAAGTGATATCTCCCATTGTGCCATAATTAACAAAGTAAACTTTATCTAACCCACCAACGCTATCCTTGCAAGGCTCTGAACGAAATAGTGATAAATTACAAGACATATTATTAGTTTTTAAAAGTTAGTATTAAAAGGGTGAGTGGTTAAGCCCACCCTTTATTTATTATTATTAAGCGTTTACTCTATATACGATATCTCCTCCGATTCCGTATTGAACTCCACTTGTAAACCTCATGATTACTCTTACATTTTGAGAACCATCTAGGTCAGCCATATCAATAACTTTTACTTCGTTGTGGTCAGATAAAAGACCTGTACCAAAGTATAAGTTAGATTTTTCAGCAGCAACAGCAACATTGTCAGCAAGTCCGTTAGCAACAAATAGTTTTACACCATCGAAACTTAATGAACCGTTGTTCCACCATTGAGTTCCTTGAGCATTTACACCATTAGCACCTAATCCAGAAGCACCAAATCCTCCTAAAGCTCTTACATAAGCTCTAGCGATGTTTTGAGATACATAGATGTACATGTCTTCTTGTCCGTATAAAGAAGAAGGAATTGCATCTACGATAGCACCTAATTCAGAAACTACGTTAGCAGAAGTAATTGCAGAACCAGTTACATCGATAACATCAGCATCAGCAGCTAATAAAGTAGAGAATCCATCAAATTCACCAGCGTTAGCGTTAACACCTTGCCAGATATTTTGCTCAGTTTTCTCAGCAACTTTAGCAGCAACATGAGAGATTAAGAAATCACTAAATTTTGGAGGTAATTTGTCAAATGAAGAATATCCCATTTGAATTGCTTCCCAATCAGAACGGAAGTCTTTTTTACATAGTTCGATATTAACTTGGAATTCTTCTGGTTGAAGGATTCTTTCAGTTAATGTAACTGTACCTGTATCAGCAAAGTCACAAGAAGCATTAGCAATAAGACCGCTTGTAGCAACCTTCTTGATTACTTCTTTAAACTTTACATTAGGTTTTACTGAAATTCCACCATTTTCTATAGTAGAACCAGATAATAATGCAGCAGAAATATACTTTCCAGCAAATTCTCCAGCATAAGTACTTGTAATTGAAGTTGTAGTAGCCATTTTTTATTATTTTAGTTTTGGTTTATTATGATATTTTGTTTAATACTCTATCCATTATTGTTTGTGGTCTGTTTTGACCATATAAATGAACATTGTTTTTTTCTACATCGGATTCAGGAGAATGAGCAATAGGCTCTACTTCTGATTCCTGTGAAGATAATTCCACTTCACTTTCTTCTGATACTTCTTCAGAACTCAATTCTTCTGGAACTTCAGGAGATTTTTCATCACTCATTGATTCCATTAATTGGTCGTACATTGCTTTTACTTCAGCAATAGCTTTAGAAAGTTCTTCTTTAGTAGCGTATAAATCTTCTTTTTCAATTTCCTCTACAGGAATTTCATCAGAAACTTCATCTTTTACTTCTTCGATAACTTCTTCGGCTAATTGTACATCTTCTTGTACTTCTATCTCTTCGACTTTTTCTTCAGTCTCAGATAGTAAGATTTTCTTAAATTTGTCTACGATGTCGGTAGCTTTCATATATTATTGATTTAAATTAATAGTATAACTTGATAACTTCAAGCCTTTCTTTCTGTTGTATTTTTAACCTTTCTTCTGTATTATAATCCATTCTGTTCCACTTGACCACAACATTAAACCTTCATAAGCTACATTTAATTCATAAGAACTTGAAGAACCGTCTAACTCTTGTCCTGCGGCAGGAGTTAAATTAACTCTTGTGTTTGTGTTAAACCCTCCATTTGTTACAAATCTTATTAATCTGTTTGTATTTTTAGAAGTTGTAGCATCTGGCAAAGTCATAGTCATATTTCCAGAACCTCCTGACCAAGTTAATTTTATTAATCTTGTATCGTCATAAGCTGCATCGTCTAAATCAACAGTATCTCCTGATGAAACAGTAATGTTAGTAGCGTGTATATAATTTATAACTTGACTAATTGTTCCTTTTTTAGTTTCGTTACTTTGAACTACTGCAAAAGTTTCAGGTCCTTGCAATTCTGTAGCTGTGTTTAATTGTGATATTTTTTTTGCCATTTTTTATACTTTTATATTGTTACCGTTTTCTTGTTGTAAATAAGCTCCTGATTCAGTAAGTAATAAGTCTTCTCCAACTAGAGAACCTATTCCTTGAGCCTGTAAAGAACCATCACAACATTTTCTTGAGTAAGTTCCGTTTTTACACAAACAACCTCTCCTTGATGAACGAGGACTTGTTCTGCTTGGTGTCTTTTTATATTTTCTTCTCATTATTTCTTTTTAACACAATTAGGTCTTCTTTTACCATCTATCATTTGCCATCCTTTTTGCTCATAGCCATCCCAACAAGGGCTTTTGCTAGTTTTACCTGCTTCTACTGAATGTGACTCACAAGGCATATACCACATCTT